AACTGGTTTTTATTGGTTATGCTCAGGTCAGGAGTCTATAGTCCCTGATACCCATAAAACTGGTTAAGTGGAATGATTTTCCATAAAATTAGTAACTATATGTATTCCGTTTTGATTTGTCTTTAGCGTCGTGGCTATCAGCCATGCGATTGCCGTAAGTAGGTGATGTGCAGATAGCGTCGAAGAAGGCGTCAGCAAAGCCCATTCTAGTCGAATCCCCGCATAATGTTCGTGGATGCATACTTGCCCACTCAGGCTCTATTTCAATGCCGTATGTGTCAAATGGTAGCTCATGAATCTTACCAGTGCCGGCGAAAGGATCTAACACCTTTGATTCAGGTGTCAATCCACAATCAACGAGAGTTTTCTTGAAGAGCGGAATAAGCTCTTCGCTGTACTTAGCGGGATGCTTCATATCCGTATTTTACAGGATATGATAAAAAATGCAATATCTTATAACTCGTATAGACTTTTCTTTATGCAACTCTCTATTTGATTTTCAGGCTGTCGAATTGGAGATGGTGTATATATCATCTTTTGATAATGTTATCAAATCATCAAGATACTTTTCTCTTTCGAGAAGAATTCTTATTCCCTTACCATCTCTTCTAGCTCTGATATATATAAGTAACTTAGGTTCACTATTGCCCTTTTTAGCAAATATCTTTATCTTAGGGTTTGCACCTTCAGTTGTCAAGGAAGCTGATATAGTATGTCCCTTCAACTTTTCATGAACCAAATTGAAGTCTAGTTCGTGGAAGTCATTTTTACTCAAGTGAACAAGTATTATGCGATCTTCGCTTTCGGATCCCTTTGCCTTTAACGCACCATTTTTTATACCGTTGGCTAGATGATTTATAAACTCTTCGGCACTTACTTCCCCGGAAATCTTTGAAACTATTCTCTCGTAAACATATTGGAATATAGTCTTAATACTTTCTATTTTGTCTCCAGATATTTTAGTAGAGTTATACTTGCTTTGTATATCGTCTGGTAGAGATATACCAAAAACATTACCAAAGAATTCGCTTATATTTTCTGCTTTGTCACCACCGTATTGATAAAGCTGCTTGGTTCCCAAAGACTTCAAAGATATGTTTCCAAGATTCTTCAACTCAACAGGCTTACCATCTCCACGCTTTATCTTAACACTAACATCTATTTTTGTTCCTCTCTGATTTTCAGTTCCAGTGGAAGATATCATAACACGATCTACTTCTTCATTGTTATATATTCCATTTTCAGAGTAACATATATGTTTTATAAGGCTAACCTTATCCTTGCTGTTTATGTATGATATAACAGTGCCGTAAAGAGGACGAACTTCATTTCTATTGACGAGAAGGGCGTTGAGAGAAGTTTTAGGCATTGATAGCTTGAATTGAACTTCGTCTGGTTTTGGGTTTGGAATAGCCCAAGTATTCTCAACCACTTTTATCTTACCATCATACAATCCCCTCATATCATCAAGGACTTTATCTATATGACTTGGTGATATGGCTTCTATGTTTGGGTTTATGAAGCGAGCCACGATAGCGGCTCCTAGAAGTCCTTCCGAAACATCTCCCTTGTTAGCGGAGGGCTTGAACAAAATTCTAAGACTCTTTGAGAAGTAGCCGATAATAGTTTGTCCGTCAGAACTCATTTGTTGCTTACTTTTGATACCCTTAGATTCGAAATATACTTTCAACATCTCTGAGAATTTATCTCGAAGGCTTCTAGGTACTATTATTTTATATAGTTTCTTTTTGCTATCGTAAATGACATTCTTAGAAACGTCAAAGTCTCTAACGAATTTTTTTATAGTTGGGAGGTTCAATGAAATAAACTCATCAATACTTACATTTTCACTCTCAAACAATACAGCATTCGTTACGTCTCTTATCTCATTCATAATAAATCTCCTACCTCCACCATAAGGGTTTGCGTCTTCTTCCCGTTCTTCAGATTATATTCAAGTCTTGGACGAATCTGGAATAATAATGTCTTTTCATTATTTATGTCAATACCATAAAATCTCATGGTTCCTGTTTCATCGGTTTGAAGGTTTATGACATACTTATCCTTCATAGCGTCAAAGTCGGCGGCATCTATTTCCTTGACATCACCGCTCTTTATGCTAATGACTCTCGAAACATCTTCACCGAATATCTGCTTGCGAAGGAATTCAAGGCACTTCATGGTGAATACTCTGGCTCTCGGATCGGCAGTAAAAACATCGCTATCCTTCATCTGAATCTCTTCGGACATAGCCTGAATGAAACGCTTGAGTGTCCTCTTTAGAAGCTCAAGCTCATCTCTTGCTTGATATACCTTCTTATCGACTTCACTTTCGCCCTCACCGCCACCTGAATAGTATCTGTCCTGAATAGACATATACTGCTTGACATAGTGTATGAAATGATCCTCGTCAGGTATCTTATCTGGATGCTGATAGACTATTTCCTGCATCTTGGAGTATCTGTCAGGGAAGTCTTCAACCTTTTCCAAGCCTTCTATAAAGCGGAGATTGAATAGCTTGCAGAGACGGAACAATCCGACGAATATACCCATGTTAGATACGGTACTCTTAGTAGCATTCTCTTCCGACTTCAGGGAGAATACGATTGGCTCACGCAAGTCTTTCGGTATATCTGTTTTGCTTGTAGCAGATATCTTCAACTGGACATCGCCTTTCAGCGTATTCTTCGATGTTGATGTTGATACACCGTCAGCAACTACGGTAAAGTCAATTTCATCCTTCTTATGATTGGTAAGAACCTCAATCATGAATTCGTGTATCTTCTTTATTATCTTGAGGTTCGGAACTCTGTTGACGAGAGCATCTATGTAAGCGTCTGCTCTTGGGTTGGCGCTTGTATTGCTACCAAACATTCCTTCTACCTTACTTGGACGAAGGCGTATCTCTACTTTGACAGATACTTTATCGTCCGAGTCCGCTTCTATGTTGTAGATGTTGTCGCTGGCTATGTTTGGATCAATAGTATGCTTTGCTCTTCCACTGGATAAGTCGAGGGAGCGGCGGATAGTATTCAGCATACCTTTGTCCACTCTTCCATAAGCCATATGAAGGGCTATGGCTATGGCGAAGATTCCTTCCATGGTTTCACCAAGGTTCTTCTCTTCGGTTAGGACAGCGTTTACGAATTGACTAAAGCGCATGTTATTTCCCACACCCGCACCCGCGCTTGGTGGGAGCGGGTATCGGCAGTCTCTTTGGCGGCGGTGGCGGCTTTGGAGAATCTTTCTTAGGTTGTGGAGAAACGGAAGGTGGACGGGGAGTATCCCCCATCTCTTCTACAGGTTTTCCGTTTATAAAGCGTTTGATTATCATTTAGATAAACTCTTAGTTTGTTTTGTTTGCGTTTGACACAGCATCATTAGTTGTAGCGTTTCCGCTCTTACCCTTCTTTAGCCAGGATCCTTTTATATTCTCAATTCCCCTCACCAATTCTTCTCTACCAAGAACATCAGTTGCATACTTTATCCATGAATCTATAATTTCATCATTTAGATTGAAGAAATTCTTGTAATCCTGACGCGAAACATATGTTACATTTTTATCGCGAGCGGCATCACCAGCAACCCGTTTCAAAATATCATTGGCTTTTTCTACACACTTTGCCAACTCACTAAAAAATTGAGCTTCTTGCGCTATAAAAGCGTTCAAAGAATCATCAGCATCCTCCGGAAGTTTCTCTAATCTATCAGCCATATATTCTCCAGTATCTTATGGGGTTGGTTTGGTGTTTGGTGGTGTCTTAGTATTCTTACTATCGGAAATCGCCTTTTCTATTATGCTCTTTAGTTCATTTGGAGCCATACCTGGGTTATTATCCAAGGCTCGTCTAATAACATCATATGGTAAATTCATTTTTCCAAGAGAGTCAATTATCTCAGTAATAGCTTTTTTAGCATCTGATGGTTTTCCTTTATATTTAGCCATAATGTTCTTCAATCCACCTTTTATATTCTCATCCAAACCTTCTACAGAAGCAAATATTCTAATGTGATTCAACAAGAATATATATTTTGTTTCATCCAACCCCCTCTGCATCTTACTGCCGCTGTCATGTCTAGCAGCAGATATTCTTCTCTGATTGGCATACTGCTCAAACTTGTCTCCAAGATTATACTTATTCATAATATCCATCGCAGACTCTTTAAGCTCAAGATATGATTGCATGTTCTCACCCATATCATCAGCAGCGGACTTTATCATCTGATTTATCTCATCGGCAGCTACTTTACCCTTCTTTATTTTATCCCGTATAGCTGTCCATTTTTCGGAAACCTTGCCGGAGAATACATCAGCAGCGGAGCCACCCTTTTCATTCTCAGTCTTCATTGCCCACACCAATGCTCCAGACAATGCTCCTAATGATCCGTATAAGAATTTTTTCAGTCTCTCAGGATCCGAAGCTGCTGCATACTTTGGTATCTTCTTTACATACGCTTCAAATTCCTTCTTCTTATCTACCGCTTCCGGCTTCGTTGTGGGAACCGTTGATGGGAGGTTCGAAGGCTTCCGATCGGTTCCAATATTCTTAGCAGCTTCGGGACCGGATATCTTATCCCCGGCATTTGAAGATGCTGATGATTTTATTTCCTTTACTTTTTGAAGAATTTCCTTAGCTCTATTTTTTATATCGTCCGGAAGTTTTTCGAATTCTGGAGAATTAACACCAGTCTCTATAGGACCGATAGACTTCTTTACCCTTTCCAAAGCATCTTTCTTTTTATCTTCGGGGGAATTATTATATTCTTCTATATGCTTCTCTATACGATCCAGCATTTTATTAGCCATGTGAGGAGCATCGGGGTGAAGCTCATTCAATACAACACTCTCCGTAAACTTCTTACGAATCATGTCACGAAGAAGTGACTCAGCCTTCATGCTGTTGAGTAACTGGTATATCTGCTTATAGATTCCAACAGCTTCCTTGTTATTCTGTGAGTGTGGTGGAGCTACATTAGCCAGCCATGTCTTGAAGTCGGAAGTCTTAGCAGATTCACGAGCTGCGGTTCCACTCATGACTCTTGGAGTCTCTATCATCTGAACATCGGCTACACCTTTAGCGTTTACCTTGATTGGGAGGCTGGCGTGATCCTTCAGCCATACCGAAGCGTTGAAGCTGCCCAATAGCTTCTTGTAATCTTCTATTCTGTCGTTTCCAGCGAGCCAACCAACCATATAAGCCTTCATCTCACCAAGCTTCTGTATGATGGCGAACAAGCTTCCGTTTGTGAGCGGGGTGTCAGATACAACAACGCTATCGTCCCCCGCATATATCGCTTCTACGAGAGCCTTCTGATCCTTCTCAGTCAAAGGATTCTCTTCCTTGTTCATTGAAGTCTTTCCACCCTTGACGATGAGAATCAATATCTTCTCTGCACCCAACTCTTCGAGCTTCTTCTTAGCCAACTGAATCATGGCGTCGTGTCCACGGTGCCAAGGCTGCGCTCTTCCGTTCCAGATAATGACTGGAGTTACGCCTTCATAGAACTTGCTGTAGTCCTGCTCGGCAGCATTCATGTGTTGTCCAGCATACTGCTTGAGACGACGATCCAACATGAACTTGAAGATATACAACTGGAAAGCTTCATCAGGCATATCAGTATTGATAGTCTTCTCAATGGTATCGAACTTCTCAATGATAGCCTTGAGGGATTCGAGCGACTTGCGCTTGCTGTCAGGATCAATCTTTTGCGACTTGAATTCATCAACGATGACTGATAGCTGATTCTTAGCGACTTCGAATATCTGATTGACACGCTTCTTGGTTTCTTCTGGTGGAACCATGGCGTCCTTGTTACGCATCTCGTCAAACAGCTTCAAAATGAATTCATGCTCACGCTTCTCTGGATTCTTTTCCTTGCTGGTGAACTTAGCGCCAAACTCCTTGATGGCTCTGTTGAGAGCGGCAGCCTGGGCTGTCTTCAAGCCAAGAGCGTCCTTGAGGAATGAACCCTCGGTTACGGCTTCTAACTCTGCAAGACTGCTACGGGTAGCCCATGTCTGCTTCTTGAGAGTGTCGAATGCGTTTGAGGTTCCCTTGATTTCGAATATGTCTCCATTAGCCTTCTTGATGCGGAGAACAACACCTTCGATGGGCGAAGGTGAATCTGGCTTACTGAATATGGAGGAAGTCTCTTCAGCATACTTGTCGAGAACGCCCTGTAGCTTCTCCTTCAAGTCAGCGATAACATTCTTCAAGTGAGCCTTGATGGTGGTGTTTCCACGGGACTTGAGAACTTCTATAGCATCGTCAATGGCTTCTGGCGATGCGAGCATCTTATCGACATTGATAGCCTTTAGCTGAACAACGCCTGAAAGCTTCGCATGTTTTTCATTGGTGTAGATACGCCACTCGACGGAATCTGCGTTTTCTATAGCTTCGATGAGGGCTATATTCTTCTTAGGATTCGGACGAGTCCACAGAGCGTTTTCATCCTTTATCCATGACTTGAATACAACGAATGCCCCCTTGGTTCCAAACTTAGCTTTGTCATACTTAGTAGCTACGAAAGTTATGTAGCCGGACTCGTCACCAGTATGGGTGAGAACGGGGAACAACTCAGCATCGTAGCGAACGGCTCCAACCTTCTTGAATATCTTCATGAGGGTTGACTGGAATAGCTTATTCTCAAGAAGAGAGGCGAAAGCTGCCTTGTAGTCAGACATGAAGGTGTGACTAAAACGCTGCTTATAATCATCAGCAGTTACTTCGCCAGAGTTTGAAGACTCCATGAAAAACTTACCGGCTGGATTAATACCGAAGTGGACGAATGATGAGTCCATCTTCTCAACCATATCAATGTTCTTTATACTGTCCAAGTCAATTTCACCACTCTGGACATGAGGAAGAATCTCCTTGAATATCTCCAAGAACTCGACATCACTGAATTCATTTTTTCCGGCAAATCTGCCTATTCCTTCTCTTGGCATATTTTATTCTCCAGCTTTCCAGGGTTTTCCAAACATCTTAGCCATAACGGACATACCAGCGTTGAAGTCTGCGGGATCCATCCTTCCGACTTGGTTATTCATGGACTCAACAAACGCATTCCATATTCTATCAACATCCTCAGTATCAAAATGTTCTTTTACATACTCAGCCATCTTGACAGAGGAGTTGGCTACATCTTCATCTGCTCCAGGCAAGATGAATTCTATCAACTCAGGCATGTTTGAGAAGCGAGCGACTGGCTCTTCGGATACCTTGATGAGCTTCTTACTCTTGACTCCCGGCTTGTAGATATCAAATACGAGGTATATACCGCCAGCAGTCGAAAGAGAGTAGCGTCCGACTTGCTTCTCTGGCTCGCCTTCTTTCTGTGTGGTGTATCCCTGTTGTGTCCACTTCAAGTATTCTGGATTCTTCTTGAGGGCTTGGGCTATAAGCTTCTTGTGAGCAGGTGTAATCTCCTTGACGGACAATACTGCTCTGATAAGCCACTTTTGAATTGCGCCCTTGACACCAGCCGATATGTCAACCATGCTACTGCTCTGCATGAACATCATATCTTCTTTTTCGGTTGTGACATCGACAATATCAACCTGTATGACAGACTTATCATCAAGAACAACAGCCAGGTTTATTTCCTTGTTACCAAGCTTGAATGCGTACTTTTCGGGATGCTTGCCTTCGAGATACTTTCCAACGTCGGCTATCTTGGTTCCATTGGTGAGAACAACATCAATATCCAAGTCTCCGAAGGTATTCTTAGCAGCGGTTGCCTTAGCGACAACCTCTGGAGTTTCCGACTTGAATATCTTGACATCATATCCAGCTATCTTAGCTGCAAGACGAGTTGAACCAAGTCCAAACTCTGTCTTGTAATTCTTATCAATAAGTCCTGCCTCTGTAAGCTCAATAAGTATTGGCTCAACTATCTCCTTGAATACAACGCCAAGGGCGGCTTGAGGTATCTTCGAATACTTGAGTTTAGCGTTCCCCGATGCGGCTTGAAGCTTTGGGAGAAGCTGTTCAGCGGCGTTTCCGCCTTCTGCTATAACCACAGACTCATTTACGCCGGTTATTATCTTGTCAAGCATCGACAAGTCTCTTGTCCATACAAGTCCAGACTCAGTTGCCTTGAAGGTTCCAGCCTTGGTTACAACCTTGCGTGTCTTGAGGTTGAGAGGAATATATTCATCATTGATTCCACGGAACAACCCATATCTAGCCCCCCTTGTTCCGTGAAGAATCCATTCGGGACCAAACTTGGAGTTTTCGGAAGCCTTCTCGTAGTGATATTTACGGGAGCGAATCTTTAGCTCCTTCATGCTTCCACGATTAGGACGCCTCCAACGCTCATACAGCATTGAAGTCGAGTTAGCCCATGACTTTATCTTACGAGCCAACTCCATGAGCAAGCCGCCATCATAATAGGTTCTAAACGCTTCTGTTATAAGCTTTCTTGAGTTCATCTTTTTACTCCCCGCTAAATGCATTACCTTTATTTATAGTTACTAATTTTATGGAAAATCATTCCACTTAACCAGTTTTATGGGTATCAGGGACTATAGACTCCTGACCTGAGCATAACCAATAAAAACCAGTTCTATTGACTTTACTCAATCGCTGTTGCTTGCCGATAGGACCTATCGGCATTTGGTAATTTACCAGATTTATACCAATTTCACGCCGTTCTATAAGTTACACCAACTTAATTAGCATATTCGGATAATTTCATAAAGTTATACCTTTACTACATTATACCATACTTTTATTATTACTATGTTATACTATAACTTACTACTAAAAATGAATTAGTATTCAATACATTTTAGCGGGTTGCAGCATTACTCATCGTAAATGAATATGTCCATTTTCTTCTTGCCCCACTCCTTAGCGGCTTTCTCGGTGCGGAAGCGAACATCAATATGTATAATGCCCCTACGAGCAGATTGACGCATGGCGCCACCAGTATCATCAACCTCAGTCATTTCAGTGGGAATACAAGTCTTGTTATTCTGGAGCATTTCATAGTATCCAGGCACATAAACCTTGGTTCCATACGGAATAACCTTTGGATCGGCAGCAATTCCATAAGCATCGTCTGGATTGGGAGTGCGAACCTTAACGCCCGTTGAAGTCTTTCCAAGATGGCTCCACTTCCCACAAGAGCGGATATGCGGACTATATGCTGTGACGGTTGCTGTCACCCACTTTCCCTTCGGCTCTTCTACAACTGGCTGGGCTACAGGGGTGGTAACTGGCGACTCTATCTGCTTTACATCATACATTACCTTTATAGGAGCAGAATATCCATATCCAATCTTGGTTTCGGGGGCTGCTAGGGGATTAAATATCGAAGTTGATATAATAAGAGCAGTCGTGTATAGATATCGCATTCATCCTCCGTTGGAGAACAGTTTAGCCACATTTTTACAAAGTCAAGGGGTATTTTTATGAAGATTGGGATTGGAGTTACGACTTATAAGCGTCCAAACGAGTGTAAACAAGTTTTGGATAGCATATGTCGGACTCTTTCTGGTGAACACGAATACACTATGATTTGCTCAGTGGATCATGAGGATGACGGGAGTTATAGCGGGAAGATTCCTAACGGATTCAATGTCTTATTTCACGAGAACGGTGGGGTAGCGGCTAATAAAAATAGACTCCTAAGTAGGTTGAAAGACAATGATTTAGTATTTATATTTGAGGACGATATACTAACCCGTACTAAAGGGTGGGTAGATGTGATTTTGACTGCTATAAAAGAAACTGGAATGAAGCATTACAATTACATTCGCCTAGATCATAGGACTGACTTATATAAGATTGCAAGGACTCCATCGTTGACTATAGGCTTCTATAAAAAGAATACGGCACAACTTATGGTATTCACAAAAGAAGTCATAGAAAAGGTTGGAGCGTTTGATCCGAGGTTTGGTAAATATGGCTTCGAACATTCGGACTATACCCGTCGTTGCAAGGGAGCGGGATTCTGCGTTCCATCACATCACGATATCCACCCACACATATTCGACTTGGATATCTTTATCGAAGAGATGAATGTAGAACCATGTTATAATCTTACAGACAGAACAAAATTCTCTGAGGAGGGTAACAAGATTTACATGGACTTCGATCCCAAGAGAATATTCGTACCATTTCCAAAAGGAGATTACTAATGAAGATTATCAACAGCCCTAAAGTAGTTGTCAGTGAAGATGACTTGAAGAAGCTTCTCGTCCGCTTTATAGAGAAGAAGACTGGAAAGAAAGTTGTGGATGCCAGCTTAGCTCTATCACAGGATGTTGAGGTAACATTACAACCAGAAGAGTCCGATTTGGAGGAACCGAAGAATGGGTAAGCCACTTATAGGAATCGGGCTTATTACATACAACAGAGCCAAAGCGGCTACGGAAGTAGCGGAAGCCATCGTCGCTACACTTGATAAAGACAAGTATGACTACAAGCTCGTATGCTCGCTGGATCAGCCGAATACTGACGGCTATGAGAGAGTTGGGCAGTTGATGAATCTCATAGCCCACAAGAATGTCGGTATATCAATAAACAAGAGTATTGCCCTCATGAATCTACAGGAATGTGATCACGTCTTCCTGTTTGAAGATGACTTCAAGCCGACGAAGAAGGGCTGGGACTCCATGTATATCAATGTACATAAAGAATCTGGAATTGGACTTTTCAACTATTGTCCACAATGGGTTTCTGATAATGAGAAGAAGCCTAAGAAGGTTGTCAAGTTTCCTTCGGGAACGGTTATATACGAATACACGCATGTTGCACAGATAATGTCCATAACAAAAGATACGATGAATACTGTTGGAGCATTGGATCCAGATTACATCGGATATGGATATGAGCATTGTGACTATACACGTCGCTGCATAATGGGTGGTAAGTTTCCTCGTCAGGGATTTCCTTTCATAAAAGAAACTTGGGATTACACAGCTATGCTTGATGTTCCTAATACAACCAGTGATGCTGATAGAAAGCCACAGATTGAACATAACGGACAGGTATACGGAAGGGGAGTTAGAAGATTACACATACCTTTTGATGAAATACGAAAGTACGTATGAATAACCTTTTTGAATTTGTTGATAACATCTATTATATAAACTCGTCAACTCGTCCAGAGCGTGAAGTATCTTTGAAGAATGAGTTGACGAGAATTGGTGTTGATATAAAAGATATCAGAGTTATTAGGCAGGAAGCCGTTTATCCTAAAGACAATGAAGTTCCTAAAGAAGTGCATGGTGTGCGATTTGATGGTAATAAAGGACAGTGGGGATGCATTCAATCGCATATGAATATATGGGAATCAATAAAGGATAAGACTTCTGGAAAAGTATTGGTGCTTGAGGATGATGTGGAGTTTGATAAAGACTTCTATGGGCATTTTTCTAGGATTGAGAATGATTTGAATTCCTCAAACTTTGAATTGTTCTGGTTGAGAAACTTTACAGACTCTGACATTGAAAGACGCAGATTGGTTCAAAAGTTTCCAAGTGGATTGGCTCGCAGAGATGGGACACCATTTGAAACACATGCTTATATAATAAATTGTAATGCTATAAACATGTATAAGCACTTCAATATGAGGCTGCCTGAGATAGTTAAAGAGCGCCATAAGGCTTTCGAATTCGCTATAGATAACCTTCTCATGTTTTGTGTCAAATTCAATAAGGTTTACACCGTTACTGGATTTGAATTAGCCTCACAGAAAAGAAATGAATTTCCAACGGATATAAAGTAATATGCTTACATTCAGTCAATTCGGATTGTGGGACGCGCGGTTTGGAAACAAGATGTTCCAATACGCATTTATAAGATCTAAAGCTAATAAGCTCAATACCACATATTGTCTAAGGAAGTGGGAAGGTGACGATATATTTGATTTGAGCGATCCCAATCGACGCTTTGTCCCTGAAGGGCAGATGGCTCATTCATATCAAGAGCCGTACCATAATATAGGGTATAACCCAGAGACTGAGAATATACAAGACAACACCGATATAGCTGGCTGGGGGTATTTCCAAACTTATAAGTATTTTGACAGACAGGATGTTTTGAATTGGTTCCGAATAAAAGTTCCCGTCAACATAATTCAAAACATACACGAGTATACAGCTATACACGCTCGCTACGGGGATTATGAAGGAATACGACACCAGTATCCACGTCCAGACGATACTTTCTACAAGAAGGCGTTATCGTTGTCAGGAAACAATAAGTTTATAGTATTCTCAGATGACGCAAACGCCGCTAGAAGGTATTTAAGTTGGCTCCCTAACGTTCATTTCCACCAAGGAAGAATGATTGATGACTTTGCATGCATGATGCTGTCTAACCATAACATTATTTGTAACTCAACATTCTCATGGTGGGCAGCATACCTCAATCAGCGCCCAGGTAATAAAGTAATTGCGCCGAAGCTTTGGTTTGCGCCTAGCTTCGGCGTCAAAAACAACGATATATATCCGCCTAATTGGATTATTATCTAGTTTCTAACTTCGTCATGGTTCTTGTCTATGGCATGAATCTTCTTAGGAAGTCCAGACAATCCAAGAACGTGAGCCAGCCCGTCACCAGGATAGCAGTATGACGGACTCAAAATAACTGTTGGTTGATTGTCGATATAATATCTATTGAGATGGCTTTCGTCGTGCCACAGAGCTTCAATTCCCTTCTCATGATCCTTATCGACTCTCTCCGATATAACCCGACTCATCTCAAGGTATATTGGTGCCTTTCCACCATTGAATCCACCGCAGAAGTAATTCTTTCCTTCATGTGGAGCCACATAAGCCAGTGATTCCTGACGATGCTCATATGTGAAGTCTGCTCTTGTCTTCTTGAAGAAGCCTGGGTGAAGAACTCCGAGTCTATCTGCGAGTATTTCACTTCCAACCGAGTCAAGGAAGAGCATGTCTGCATCAAGGTAATACAAGTAGTCATAATGCTCGTAGTGACTACGGTTCTTATAGAACATGTGGTAGCGCATGAGAGTTGGATAAGGGAACGGCTTATGCTCCTGCTGTATTCGTATGCAGCCCTCTGGAACGGTTGGCTGATCCGTAAACACAAACACCGTAACATCTGCCCCAGGTATTCTCAAATGCTTTCGCATCGAATCTAAAAGCGGTTGTACGAATCGTATATACTTATTCGTAGCTACTATAAGGAATCCTATTCTCATGTTATTCTCCAGCGGTTTAAGGTTTGGTTTATTTCTTGATCATGATTACGAGTATTGAAATAACTATTATTATGAATTCTGTGATAAGTCAATATGTCGGGATGGTTGAAGAAACGCTTTCCCTCTTTATTCAATCTCAGCCACATGTCATAGTCTTCAACTGATAGCCCCGGATCCCAATAGGCGTCCTTTTTATAGAACATTGACGAAGAGTTTATAATCGGGTTGAAAGACATGAATATGCCTCTGTCTATATGCCCTGTTGGGATATCGGGGTGATCATTCCTGTCTCCAAAGTATTGACATCTCGTTCCGACAACATCATATGATGATATATACTCTACCTGTCGGCTCAATTTTTCTGGATGCCACTTATCATCAACATCTAGCAGGCAGCAGACATCAGCACAACAGTTTAGCATCTCATTCAAGGTGTTTGACTTTCCTTTTATATTGTAATAGTCAAGAACCTTTATATTATTAGAGGAATGTTTATTGGCGATATTGAAGACATCCGAATTCTTCTTATGTCCATTCACTCCTATGAGAAGTTCCCAATCCTTATATGTCTGACTCTTCACGGACTCCAAACTCTCATTCAAGAATTCTATTCCGTTATAGATAGGCATCAGAATTGATATCTTCATATTGTTATCCAATTACTGCAATAGATGTCTGGATTATCAGTATAGTGTCCATTCCATAGCTTAGGAGCCACTACCTTCTTGTCATGATGGTTATTCAGGTACGAACCCCACCAACTGAAAGACGAGTTTGATATTATGTTATTCTTACACCTTGACATTATGTAGATGTCAATGTAGTCTCGCTCCCCTGTGATGTATGTAGCATCACTACCAAACTCATTCTTACAATACTGAATATCATCGCTGAAGACTACAACTTTCTTATTCGGGAATAGCGATAAAGCCCTCTTGTAGTAATCTATAGGGAGAACAGCCGAAGCGTTGAATTTGAGATAGTCACCCCTTCGCACATGGACACTCACCGTATCCATATCAAGTATATCTTTATACTTACCGATTATATAATCTAGCTCTTCCTGTTTAGGAGAAACTAGAGACTTTATTTCATCAGCATAATCTGAGAAATACTTATCCGATTGAAAGTATCCGAACAAGAATAGATTGGGAATTCTTGGTATCGGTGAGTATCTGTGAGAAGGCTCTTCATGCCTATGCTGATGGTGCATCCGTGAATGATTCTTGAAGTTTCTGAAGATGTTGTCTTTATAGACTGATAGGTTATTGTAATGTGGAGTGCAAGATATTATATCTCTGCTCAAGTCAAGGTAACATTCATCACCTACCCGCTTGGAATGTGCATAAGCAGTAGCTACTTGGAATAACAGGTTTCCAACTCCACCCATAAGCTCTATACTTATCATAATGTCTCCAGAAACTTCTTTCCGTTGAATTTGGTTATCTCCACCCACGCTCTTGTCGGGCTATTACCATAAACAGTATCCATTATACTTCCGACATCAAATACAAAGCAGTCGGAATACTTCTTCCATATTCTCTTTTGGACGGCTCTTCCAGAGCATCCCATGGCGAATATCGCTAAAGTATATTCATCGGGTTTGACTCGTTGAAACTCTTCCCAGGCTGCGTCTGCGCCATCATATGAATTAGCTTCAGGAGTCTTTATGATGTGACACTTTCCAAACATTCTTTCAATGACACTCTCAGGGCATGTTCTATTACCGACGAATATCTTCTTGCAGTTGGTGTCTCTCATGCGATTCAAGAAATTCTTAGCGACTGGAGCTTCGACGGTAGCCGTATAACACAAAGCTACATGTGGATATACCTCGTCAATCTCTCCACCCCAATGCGGCTTGGCTCTTCTTATAATGTCATCAACCCACTCATTAGGAGCTTCATGGTTTCCTGGGCACATTCCAGGCTCAACTGCACCATACTTATGACAATACACGGGAAGACACTTCATTACTCCGTCACCGTTCAAAGCAAACGCTTCCCGCATCTCAGCAGCCAGCTTATCATTAGCTTGCTGCATCAACTCTCTTGTGTTGTTTGCAAGGTTGACATCCCCATCCCCGAATCTTAGATATATTCCGGGCTGGCGGTTCTCTATTCTTTCTATAATTCGTATAAGCGTTTCCCTGGAACTAATATACCTCATTTATATCCTTTTTATGTATAATAAACTAATGATTCTATTATTTACTTCAGCGATTATACCACAGAAATATGATATGCGAATAAAAGAGTATTCCGATAGCCTTCGGAGGCTAAAAGAGTATGGTATAAAGCCTACTATCGTTGAGTGTGCTTCCAATGGCTTCCCCATTCAGGGCTATGATATCATTTACCCAGGCGTAAACAACCCTAGCTTGCGAAATAAGGGAGTAAACGAAGCCAAGGCTGTCCTAGCAGCCCTCAAACAGATAGGGGCTGTACGGGGAGAGAAAGTGGTAAAGCTAACGGGTAGATACTTGGTAGAAAGTAATAATGTTTTTGACATTATCAACACGACTGACTATGACGCATACGCTAGGTATGATAATCATGGACAGGTATTCACTGGAATGTTTGCGATGAAGGTGGAACACCTTACTCACTTCCTCGAAACCATAGATTACGATGCTATGGAAAGAGATATGATAAACTTTGAGATGCTTGTAGCCAGATATATATCGGGTAACAATCTGAGTGTTTATAAGTTTGATAAGTTGAATGTGAAAGCCAATATATTTGGCTCGGGCAACTGCAATCTAACTTACTGGTAAGAAAGTATATCGTAATACTTTTTAGCGGATATAGCTAGAGTATGGTTGTCCACTATATACTTTCTAGGATTGAATGAATCCATAGTATTCAGGAAGTCAACCAGTTTGCCCATGTTCATATCGTCAATAACTCCACAGGAATTATCGAAGTATGGAACTGAAGACGCTGGATATACTTTAGGATAGTGAGGATTCCTCCAAGCACCCATATTGAGAACATAGCACGGAACATTTGAAGACAATATCTCCATGTAGCCGATTCCCTGACTCTCTGTTCCAGTTAGCAGGATACAGAATTTGCACTTCTTAGTGGCGTCTATAAGCTCTTCTTCTCTATAGCTTCCATATGTTATGACTTTGAATGACATTCTCATATCACTCAATTTCTGCTTCACTCTATCCAACTCTCCCGACTCTCTTCCCTTGAAATAAATGAAACAGTCGGTGTCTGGATTCCTATCATTATCATTGAACAAGTCAGTGTCTATACCGACTGCCCATATGTGAAGATTCTTTCCATGTAATAGTCCGGTGGACGCATGCTTATCATATGTCCATTGTGAATTGACTACGAAGCTATTGTATTTTTGATACAGGGCTGGATTGTCAGTTGGAAGTATAACCGTATTAGGTCCAACCGCCGTGTTCTTCGGAAGGTTGTGATCCATGTTATTGAGAGAGCCATTTAGAGTCTCGGCACGATTCCATGAATACTCTATACCAAGCTGCTCAAGCCCCTTCACAAGATTCTTGTAAACCTTGGATGGTCCTCGTAGCTCGTCTGGATTACCGTTGAAGAATATTCCTACCTTAGAGCTTTGCATATATATCTCCCCATTCGGGGAAGTTTATCTCCGATATGGCTTTCTTTATGTAGCCTTCATCAAGCCACTCATTGAATCTAAAGTGTTCATTCTCACCGTTTACGATATTGAATCTATAGCTACGGTTGAGACTCAGAAGCTTATCGACGCATTCGAAGGAGTTTTTCTTTATCTCAGGAGTAAATTCCATACTGAGCATAGGTATGGTGTATTTATTGAGTCCCTTCAGAACCTCACTCTCATACCCCTCAACATCTATCTTGCAGAACGCAGGCTGTCCATGCTTCTCTATCATGGCGTCCAGAGTAGTAACCTTTACTATTTCCTTGCGGTGCCAGGAGTATGTGCTGAAGCGATTCTTCTTAGTCTCAACTATAAACTCGGGAGACATGGAGCTTATGGTGTCGGCGGAGGCTATGTAGAATTCGACTTCTTTATCTTCAGAGCCAAGTCCTAAAGACTCCAACACTATGTCTGGATTATTTTCGTACTTCTTGGAAAGTATATCGAAGCAAGTCTTCTGCGGTTCGAATCCAATAACTTTACATTTCTTCGATAGGAATATATCGGCTTTCTTACCAACATTACATCCAACATCAAATACCAAGTCACCTTCTTTTAGAAAGTCAAATAACATACAGTCTCCTTATATTAGCTTTTTTAGATCTTCAGGGGTTATGGGTTCGAAGTAAGCTGGCTTATATTTTATCAGCTTTACAGATGAATGTGTATTTATTTTGAATTCATACTTGGAGTTATAAGCTTTACTCCACTCAACATCTTCACTCTCGCCCCAGCTAAGTTTCTCATTCAAAGGTATCTCTTGCATGATGTTACGCTTGCATATGAAGTAAGCGCCTGAGAAATACTGATACTTCGACAGATTGGTTACATTATATGGAAGCATGTAAGTGTTGACGCCGTGCGGTCTAACCCATGGTGGATAGGTTGTCCAATCCCTAAATCTCGTCCCATCGGTGTTTATCATAGGCGTCATACATGCGAGAAAGTCATTACCAAATTTTACGAATCCATCATACCAGCCATCATTGAGCGATATGTAATCGTGAGTGTAAACTACATTGTCAAACTTTGCCTGCTCAGTGACTATATTCTTCTTTCGAGTTATCCAAGCATGCTTTACACCTTCATCGAAGGGTATTACTCTGACATTCTTTCCAGATGCTTTGCTATTACCGACTATTATTATCTCATACTTGTCTTCAGGTATGTTTTGACGATATATGGTTGACAGAACGGTGTTTATGTATCCGTCGTTATTGCCGTCAGTTATTATTCCAAATGTAAAATTCATCTTTTGTATATCCCCACATAATCGGAGCATACTCCGTAGCAGTTGCTAACATCTAATTCATTATAGTAATCTCTAACCATGACTATGCTATTTTTGATAATAGGCTTTCCAGGGTAGACAACTGGTATTCTTTTAGATGTCAATGTATATTCGTCTTCTTGGTGCCAGAATGAGTGAATGTTTTCATGCATCAACATCAACTCGAAAGCTTCTCTATTCTTAGCATGACATAACAACTTTTCATTCTTCAGGAAGTTTATATCAACTGGAAACTGCGGAGTATCATGTCCAAGGAATAGCTTCCCATCAATAAGTCTAACATCAATCTCAACATGGAATCCAGCTTCCAAAGCGGTGTATATGTACCCAGGATAATTCTCCAGGGGCTTGTTTATACCGTTTATATTACCACGATGAGCTATAAGAATCATGATTCGTATTTATCGTTTTTAGCGCCGGGAACCTTGACAACCACGGTTGAAGAGTCTTCCAAAGCCTCGAAGTCAGTAACATCAAGTGGATTGATGACTATAATTTCACCCTTCTTATAGACAACACCGTTCATACGAACCGAGCCAGTTGCTATAAGTGTAATTTCAGTGGCTATCTTGTGGTGATGAGCTTTATCATAATCACCTTTTTTATACTCTTTATAGGCTACTTCTACCGCACCCGTACTAAAAGCCACAGGGGTTATATCACCGACAAACCACCCCTTCACCATATCATTTATATTGAATGTTTTCATATTCCCATTATAACGCTAATAGCCCTTTTTCAACAAACTTGTTTATTACCATTGGAAGAGTCTTATCAGTGTTTAGATGACAATAATCTATAAAGTAACTCATATCTGTCAAGCCATCCGGCATTATGATATCATCTATGATGCTTATACAGGGTATTCTATTATCGTCTGATAGTTTCTCAAGAGAAGCTTTCCATTCTAGGCTTATCTTATTTCTATTCAAACAATCACCCCAAACCGGAGAGTCGTAGTTATCCCTATGCCCTTCAGTTGTGGATGGATGTCCGCACCATACAGCCATCTTATAGCCCCGATCCCTTAGATTCAATACCGATCTAAAGAATCTGTTACAACACTCGTTTACGACATTTGACATGCTTTCATTATTGGTTGCTATACGCTTTGGAAGATGCCACCGACAATCAACTTCTCCAACTATCAACATCACTATATCGCCATCCATGTATATATTCGATAATACATCAAGGCACTTCGATTCGTGATGCTCTGTAAAGTTGTATGCTATAACCGGACCTATACTCGTTGAAGAGAAATATTTTCCGTAGGTTGTTGAGTTCATCTTGGCTGGATGACTGCCAGTGAACATATTAGCATGGCTATTTCCAATACAATGAATCATGGAAGGAATACGCCCATATTCTGAACCTTGTCACGGTTCGCCATATTCCATTCAACGAAGTCCCATTTTTCATTCTTCAAGTCATTGAAGAAGTCACGGACTTGATGCAAACGGTGATCCCAGATGTCGTCTATGATAATGACTGCTTCTGAATTTATAACCTTGAGTGAATATTCAAGATCGTATGCCGCTCCCTTGTAAGAGTGATCACCATCAATATAAACCATATCAAAGCCACTCGCAGGTGTTATGCTTTTTAGGTATTTGAGGTTTCTCTCAAATATCTCTTCATTCGTTATATTAGCATAGTCGCACTTTGAAGTTATTTCGGGATCTGTATACTTCCAATCATCAAACGCGGTCTTCTGAGGTATCCATGTGTGTGAGGTTATGCGACTGGATCCCGGGTTGAATAGGACACCATCATAGCCACCCTTCTTGATATCGAACGAGTGTATATGTCCTATGCTATGATCGCTTCCGTATAATTCGTCAAATGTATAAGCCATTTGATTAGCAGTCTCGAAGTGATATGAGCCTATCTCCAATATAAACTTAGGCTTCAGCATTCTTATAAGTGTCTTGACGCCACTTCTTGTATGGATACCACATCCATTGAATACATTATGGACAAGCCTGTTATCTGGCGCTATCCCCTCTTCATGCTTATAATTCTTTGCGAAGTTTTCTTTTATGAAGGATATTTTGCTCATATGTTTCCCTTGTAGTTTTCTAAGAAGTAATTCAAGTCTTCAGGAGTCCCGATGCCCCACATCTTATCAATGTCGAATATCTTTATCTTCTTTCCATCTGTTATAGCCTCATTATAAACAGGGGCTACATAGAACTCGTTGTTGACTCTGATATTCTTTTGAATCATTTGCTTTGCATACTTGACATATTCACTACCACGGTTCCAATAATAGACTCCAACAGTGGCTTTATTGGATATAACCTTCTTCTCAGCGAGTTCGGTAACATACCCACTCTCATCCGTCTTCACATACGACCATTTTGGATGAGTATTCTCGAATGTCAGTATTCCACCATCGGTATTTCCAGATGTCATGCTATACATGAAGTTTCCCGAGTTCCACTCCACAAACTGATCAGAGTTGGCTATGAGTAGTGGATTGTCATTGTTTATGAAATTCTCAGCCAGTAGAGTAGTGCAAGCCGCCCCCTCCGTAAGATGGTTTACATCCACAATGTTACAGCCAGGAGTCATCATATTCAGGAGATACTTGAGGTTATACTTCTCAAGATGCTCGGTTCTGACTATGTAGGTGTATGTGGCGTTTATGTTGATATTTTCTACCACAACCTGAATCATAGGCTTACCACGAACTTCTATGAGAGGCTTTGGGAAGGTGTACCCAGCCGAAGCGAATCTACTTCCAGCACCAGCCATAGGTATAAGAATGTTCATATTGGCACTCTCCCACTTGTTGAATGTTTTGACAGAGTTTATCTTATCTATATACGACAACACCCTCTGACGATTTGTGTCAGATGCGTTTCTGACTGGTAAGACATGAGCGCCCGACTTTATAGCGGCGGTTATTCCCACCTGTGAATCCTCAACTATGACGGTTTCTCTAGGCTCCACGGAATTCTCAACCATACACTTCAGATACATCTCAGGGTTTGGTTTAGGTTTTGAGACATCCTCATTTGATATGAAGTCATCTACAAATTCCATCAAGCCCAATCTCAAGAGGTAAAGTCTGACAGTCTTCCTTATAGAGTTAGAAGCCACCCATATCTGTATATCTCTGGCTTTCAATTCCTTGAATAACTTTACTAGCTCTTCGTCTTGTTTTACCTTGGTGTTTATGACATCGAATGTATACGATTGTTTCGTAGTCCAAACTGTCTCAAAGACATCTTTGGAAAGTCCCTTTTCCTTATGTAACATCTCCAGCTTCTTGTTCGTCGGCAGCCCATCATACTTGGATATATGCTCATCATGGCTTATAACATACTTTCGGTTGATGTCCGACAGAGCCATATTGAGAGCTTCATAATGAGTCTCTTTCGAGTCTACGAGGACACCATCTAAATCGAATATAACTAGGCGAATCAATTTATTTCTCCCAAGTATGGCTCTATTCTTATAGCCCCATTTGTTTCAACAAACAATTCTCTGGCTTCCTGGCTATTGAACAAGTAAAGAACATATCCTCCAAAGCCGCCGCCACAATACTTTACAGCACATATATTATCATCGTAATAAATTTCATCCATACCCTCTTCAAGTTGAACGTCGTATGACATTCTAACAGCATGCATAAGCATTTCTATATTCTTTAGCGAGCAAGCTGCCTTCGCTATGTTTGCAGCTTGGCGTATCTTTTCGAAGTCTCTCTTATTATCAACAAACTCATATGTCTTATGAGGATTACCATTCCACTTTATAGCCATCAAACCATTCAGCCAGTCTGGATTATATTTCGCTTCCAGGACGGGCTTCATACCGCTTCTCCAAACGCATAATCCAGTCTCTTTTATAACCGCCGGATCCTGCCAGCCGACACCAAGATCAAGCTCGGATGTCACGCCATTCTTTCCGTTGAGTATAGCATATGCTGCGGAACCACCAAGTCCACCACCAATGTTGTATCCCCATTTACCGATGCTTACAGTCGGTGATATGGAGCAGTTTACTATGGAAGCTCCTGCAATACTAAACTTAGGAACATCCAACCACCCTCCAGCGAAGTCCACTCTTAGAGGAACCTCTTTAGGGGCTTTTATCCAATTTATTATCTCGCTGGTTGATATCTTGTTGAAATTGAGTGTCTTTTCCAATACAACATACTTCGGATTCCACGGTGAAGCCTCACATAACTTAGTCTTATCTTCCTTATACTTATCGTCCTCAGTAGCAGCCAATATATCTGGCTTTAGCCGATTGAAGTGTTCTATAAAGTCCAAGCCTTCTCTATCCAGAGAGTCACCGATGACAACCTCATCAATAACGGATATGGCTTCCATGAGACGCTTCTTGTGCTCGTCTGGTATGGATGATTTTCTATTCTTATGCTTCAATAAGACTTCTTGATTTGCGAACGACACTATGAGGTAATCACCCAGGCTCTTAGCCTGCGTAAAGAACTCTATATGCCCACCGTGTAGTATATCAAAGCAACCGGATACAAATACTTTCTTCATAGAAAGTATTATATCATAATAGTGTTATCTCTTCATCAATTGTAGCCTGACATACCCGTTACTACCCGTGTATAGGTTCTGATTTATAAATTCCTCTGACAACACATCAACATTTAGATAATCCAGCAAGTCATTAGTGTCCTTGCATGGTATATCTTTAGGAATGATGAAGCAAGTTTCACCCATTTGAAGAAGTGAATCTGTCTTCTTTCGTCCAGTGTCATCTGTCCAGTAGTTATCCAAAGACCACACCACATTCTTATACTTCTTCTTGACTTTGGATACAAACATCTTACTCATGTTAGCGCCACAGGTTGACAACCCCTGCTTACCGAAAGCCAACGCACTCAAGGTTCCTTCCGACATGAATACACGTCTATTGGCATCAGCACGCCATAGTCCAAATATGGGCTTTGGTATATTATCAATATTAGCGTTTGTGTCTTTCAAGAATAGATACTTTTCCTGTTTGACTTCAGCGGCTTTAGAAGGTATGAGTAATCTTCCCTGAATATGAAGAAGTATTTGCCCCTTCTCGTCCCACATTGGAATACCGATATATCCCTTCAACTGCCCATCAAAGAAAAAGAAAAAGTCCTTCCAATCACTCTCCCGTATACGCCTGGACTCAAGATACTCAATAGACTTTATGCGGCACATCTCCTTAGCCGAATGCTTCTGTTTCTTCGTTAGAGAGAAAGAGTTATCTTGGAGGTAGCAGCGGAGCTTCATGTCGATTTCGTCCCGCAAATCGTCTACAACAGCCTCCCGCTTCGGTTTCTGCATAAAGGAGCCGTCCCGTATGGACTGAATAACATATTCCTTCAACTCTTCAACATACTCTGGATACTCATCCTTCAAGAATAAAGTGAAACCATTTGAGTAGCCGCAGTTGTGACAATATACATGATAGTGATCGCCGTATTCACGGAGATACATGCGCTTCTTATGATCATTGCATAAAGGGCAGCGTCCACGATGGAGGAATGAATTCGAAGTCTTGACTTCCTCACAATCCGGTATTATTCTATAGAATATAGCCTGAACGGCATATGTTGGCGGCTTTGTCATATCACTCCATTTTATCTATGTATATAGACTTTTCAACCCCCTATTCGGGGGCTGAAGTGTCAAATAGCGCTTCTATGCTGCTTGAACTTGTGTATGATTCTATATTGTCTCTTATCCTTGTGAGCCACAACATCAATCTTCTCATCAAGAATCTTTGACACATCATTTGTGTCGAGAACTTCGATAAGCCCCCACTTCTGGAGAAGGTATGTTATAGTGCAGCGACGGAGAGAGTCAACATTACTGAATGTTGATGGCTTTCCCTGTAGCGCAAACATTTCTTTGAAATGACAAACAGTATAGTCGAACCCACCAGCATTCTCAACCTTTCGGCAGTAGCATGAAGGATATATAATCTTCTCTTTGTGATTTACAACTCCCATTCTTTCCAGAGTTTCGCACACAAGGGCATAGTCCTTGACAAGCTTTACCTTGATTCCTATTGTGTTTGGATCAAGGAATGTTTCTTCATTATTCATAAAGCTCCTTATTATTTACGAGTCCCACCGAACTCTTTTGTTATTTCTGCCGCCCACTTTTCACCATGAAAACTGAGATACATGGCAGCTTCGCGACGGTTACATTCATAGTATTCCATTATCTTGTCTATTTCTGGATTTTCCATAATAGCAGACTTTATATACTGGAATCTTCCATCAACTCTTGGAACAAGCTTTACCATAAGTTTATAAAACTGCTTCTTGCTTATGGATTTCTGTCCTCTGATATCATGTAGCTTATTCAAGTAATTACAATACGGAAGAAGAGACGGATTCATGGACAGATATCGGATTATCAAGAAAGCATTGAAGTCTTTCTCATAAGACGGATCGTCTAAAAGTGTTCCAGTCTTGTCAACAAGAATATCATCAACTATTTCCCAAACCTTGGTGGACTTTTGTTTCTTCTTTAGTCCTTCGCGCTTCGCCACGATTTATTGTCCTTTGTTTAGTGAAGATGCTTCCATTATCTCTTTCATTTTTCTCATGTCAACCCCCACATCATTCATATCAACATTCTTGAGGGTTGATGCCGCCCTTTGTTCTGCTGGGAGTCTCTTGAATTGTTCTACTTGAAGTCGGGCGTTTCTATCAGCTTCCCCCATGGCGTCATCTATGGCTGATGTATCGTGATGCTTATGATGTGGAACAGCGGTTGCTCTCACTTCCGCCATGTTTCGTGCAAGCTCCGGATCGGTATTAGGATCTCCCGCTCTTACAATTACCTGTGGAGCGGCTGGAGCGGCGGCAGGCATCTGCCCGTTATTCATAGCAGCCATCATCATCTGCATCATTGCAAACATTGGGTTAGGCTGTCCATTTGGAAGCGTTGGAGACATCATTGCAGCCATTGGATTTGCGGTTGGAGCCTTGGCTTCATCTGGAATCTCGCTAATCTTAGGAGTATCATTCTGTAATACAGGAGTAGCTGGGGCTGGTATATCCCTTGGATCCATCGGAATTATCTCTTCAGGATTATTTGGATTTGTCTTCTGGAACGGTGGAGCGCCCTGCTGCCCCGGTGCCCTTTCGCCTTTTCTAAGAGGAACATAACTCCAGAAGTTATGTTTATCATCTATAACATTCAATATGCGTGATATTGGCGTAGCTGTGAAACACCACTGAATCTGATGTAGAATATCGGGGCGATGTCTAAACGACGATGCCACTATAGTTTTCGCATCGTCAGCATTCTGAGCGCAAACTATATAAAAGTTCTTCAATCCACCTTGAAGTCCTCTATCCTTCACTTCTGGGCGATTGGTGGTGTCCAGAACTACTAAAAACTTCTCACCCATATGTGATACTCCTTGCTCTTTATTATATACTTCTTTTGGTTTATCTTCTTTTGATTTTTCTGGACTCTTCGTTATGCTTTGTAATGTTACAATTGGTGGGGGCGATGGCTTGCCGAATCGTATACCGACAAGATGCTCTACGGAAGGCTGCGGCTTTACAACCTCTTCTTTTTTAGAAGAGAAGAATTTACCCAACCTTCCAAAGAATCCCATTACAATTCCTGTATTATCTTCAACACCGTAGCCATAAAGTTTACTTCCAAGTCAGCCATGTCTGCCTGTGACTTCATACCCTCCGCAGCAAGTATCATAATGAACGCAGCCTTTTCCTCCGAGAGTTCTTCGGCTCTGTCGAATATGATCTTGAATAGAGAGTCGTAAGTATCCGTTCCACATATCTGCGAGCGAATCTTCTTCCAATCCTTTTCCTTGAGAAGCTGGATGAGCAAGTCATGATTGGTTGACGAAAGCTTGTTTGGATCTACCTTGAATACGCCTCCAACAGTAAACTTAGCCAATCCTCCAACCACACTACGAATGTCGGGGTAATACTGGTTTATAATATACTTGACATCACGAACGAAGTTTACTGCGGTTACACCTTCAGCGTCAAGTATCTGCTTACAACGCTTGGCTACATCGTTCTTTGAGATGTTTTTGAAGTCAAACTTTTGACACCTTGACTCAATAGCATCTGGAATCTTACCAGCATGGTTTCCTGTAAGGAAGAATCTTGCGGACTCCATATGCTCTTCCATGACGCCACGAAGAGCCTGCATGGTGTCGTAAGTCATGTTGTCAACCTCGTCAAGAATGATAATCTTGATGCCGCTCTCGTCCCATGTCATAGTGGAGCAGAAGTTGACGATATCGTTACGGAGAGTGTCAATACCACGCTTCTCAGACGAGTTGATAATCATAACTTCCTGAGTTATGGCTCTGGCTATAATCTTAGCGCAAGTTGTCTTACCGACTCCTGGCGAGCCGACGAAGAGAAGGTGTGGAGGATCCTTCTTCTCTATGTATTCACGAAACTTGGCGAGCATGTCTTCGTCACCGATGACATCTTCCAGAACTTTCGGGCGGTACTTCTCAATCCATGGTATTTTAGGCATTTTTGGCTTCCCTTTTCTGAAAGACTGGAATCTGTGAACACATTCTTACATATTCATACTCACGCTCAACATCTGTTATATGACGATGACTCAGCGCTTTCATTATGAGATTCCTTTCATCGTTTTTTACTTCTTCTACCAGACAATAAAGGTAAACATCACCAACTCTCCATTCCTTGTCTCCTATAAACGGAAGCCCTTTCAATATACAAAGTTTCTCTTCCGTTATCATGGCTCTATGTGGAAGATGGGCAAAGAATTGTCCATATGGTGAGGACATTATAAGTTTCTTATCTTCCTCTACGAGATGTGTCCACTGTGCATCATCAAGTTTACTAATAGGTTCTTTTATTTTGTAGTCGTTTGGTTTTACTTTGGGGTTGTATGGATCTTCATAAGTTTCGCAAATGTGAATTTCAAAACCTTCTTCAACAGATTTATTGATGAATGCTATCAATTCTGGATATATGTCTTCATATACCCAATAATCGGCGGAGTTTATATCTTCATCCCATAGTAATCTATCTTTTGGTTCTGCACCATCACCCCAAGAGTCGGAGAGGATTTCACCTATGTATGGGTACTTTATAGACTCTTCTCGTTCTTTCTTATATCTAACGGTGTCGGTTCTCAAAAACGAATAGCAATAATTAGGGCGAAGTATCATGCGGTTTCCTCATATCTTGGTTATATTATACGGACTCCAGACAAGTTTCCAATTAAGAATATCTGATAAGTCATGTCTTACATTTGGTAATATGTATTTTGTTTCGGCTATTGGATCGGTTTTTATCTCATAGGTTTCAACTTCTTTTCCTTTTGTGTCAAGGTAAGATAGACGGAAGTAATGATACTCATTGAAAGCTTCTCGTATAGTGTCTTTGTCATCAAGAAGGAATGATACTATAAGTTTCTCATTTTCAAACTCAACCCCTCTCAAGAGGGCAGTAACCAGGGAAGCATCGTAGTCACCAATATCCACTTTGAATAAATGGCTGCGTAAGTCTAATATACCAGAAGCTAAAGAGTATAATGTACCAGCCGACGCTCCAATTGTCCACGAAGAATATGAAGTCCCATTCAATGTTATAGGGACGCCGGTTATAGGTGTGGTGTATACGCCCGGAGCGGAATATCCAACCGTTGTAATATTTGTCTTCTTTTTCTTAGCCATTCAATCACCTTATCAAAGGAGTGACTGAGTGGAGTATATCATAATAATCTGTCTTGCTTAGAAGAACAACACCCTTTTCCAGAAGCGATACATCGAATGTTCCATTCTTAGACATAACGACGGGCTGTAGTTTATCCTTGTCTACAACGATACGGAATTCCTTTTCGATTGACTTTGCAGGAACCGTAACCTTGAAGGTGTTATACCTCTTGAATTCCTTGTTTGTAACCGCCACAGTCACCGTCTTCGTAGCGACATCACCAGTAAAGATGATATGCTCCTGCTTCAAGAGAGCCATAGCATTCATAAACTGCTTCAAGTCGGCATTCCATGTAAAGGTGGCGTCAGGCTTGAAGGCAAGCCCGTTTATCTTTGATCCTGGCGCTCTTAGTGTGTCCTTAGCGGCACAACCATAGAAGAGGAACTTATTACTTCCATTGTCAATTGCAGCCAACTCTTCGGTAAGCTTCAAGCTGAAGCCTTCTTCAAATATCTTGACTATACCTGAGAATTCTGATAGGTTATGGACACCAAACTGGAACTTTTCGGATAGTGTCTCAAACCCGTCAAACATCTTGGCTTTATAGTTGACGATGACGAAGTTTGAGCCGTTGCCCGTCTGCGTTCCGATGTTGAGCGTCTTGTCAGAGTTTATCTCCAGCAGTATCTTATCAATACCAACACGCTGAATATCCATAAGCGGAGCCAAGAAAGCCTGCGCCTGCTCTTTATTGAAGTTTCCTTGAAGCATTATTTCGTCTCCTGCATCTCATTTTACAGAGATACAGGATTTATCAATATAGAATGTTGATTTTACTTGCCGCGTATCAAGTCAAGATATGCTTTTATTGAAGCTTCGGCATCTGGTAAAGTGACTTGATTTACCGAGTCATCCTTCATAAACTCATCGAACCAATACTCCAAGTCACTCTCAATCTTTATGACATTCTTATAAGCACCGTAATGCTTCTCAATCAATTCAGGAATGTTGTAGACACTTCCCGATACAAGGTTATAGAATTTCGGATTGAAATTATCCTTCTTGAATACTTCGCCATTCTTCATATTCTCATAGAGCCAAGCAGCTATCGTCTTGACATCGGTAGGACCGAGTTTGACGAGCGGATCCTGTTCGATAACAGCGTTTGTCTTCACCTTTTCATTGAGCTTATAAAGTATGTTGATGGTGTCATTCTTATCGACAGAGAAAAGATTTGCGACACGGATGATGGTGGTGTTGCGCTGTCCCTTACCACGGGCTTTTATCGTCTCTTCCACAGAGTTTTCATATAGCTGCTTGCTGTTGGCGTAATCGCTTATTTTTCCTTTTACATTGCCTTCCTTCACCTTCTGATACACATAGTCGGTGCTGAAGTGAACGAGCTTGATGTCTGCCCGTGAGCAGCGCTCGCCGAGAATGAGAGGGAAGTCCGTATTAGCCCATACAAGTCCCTTGTCAACCTTGCTTGCTTTTGCTACATTGGTTTTAGCAGCGCAGTTGATGATGACAATATCTTTACATTCAGTGAGAGCGGCGGCTTCCTTGACTCTATCAACAAATGTCTGAACATAAGTTGTATCGTAGCTTGGGAATTTCTCGTATACGGGAATGACTTGATGGTTTGCTATGCCCATATTGTCGAATAGAGTATCTACAATAGCTTTACCAAGGCGTCCACCCGCTCCGAGAACAACATATACTTTCGTATCTTTCAGCTTTGGTTCGTGGCGGATTTCGTCTGTCTTTTCCTTCTTATCTTTACCCATGAACAAGGAGGTTGGGAAGTTTAGAGTATACGCTGGCTTATTATCAAGGTTCCTATAAGCGTGTGTTATTCCAGGCTCAACACTTACATTTATTATTTTTGTAGGATCTGTAGTGTAGTGGGCTACTTCTCCCGTTTTTGGATCACAGAACATATAACACATAAGGTTTTTCCACGATATGAATTCGTCCCGTTGATAGATATGTTCATGTGGTCCCCTAATAACATACGGATTTGTTTCGCTTATATAACACATTTGAGAGTCATGTGTTATATCGGAGTCTGTTCTGAATGTTTCACAGACATACCCCCTGTTATCAGAATAAGTCTTCAACTCTCTTATCTTTACTTTTCCATTGAAAAATGATATTACTTCTTTATAAGATATGGTTTTTGTGAACATGCGGTCCTTTCAATGTGAATGCATTATAGCGGAAATTTTATTATGCGATAGTTACTAATTTTATGGAAAATCATTCCACTTAACCAGTTTTATGGGTATCAGGGACTATAGACTCCTGACATGAGCATAACCAATAAAAACCAGTTCTATTGACTTTACTCAATCGCTGTTGCTTGCCGATAGGCAATGCTGATAGGCATTTGGTAATTTACCAGATTTATACCAATTCCATGCCGTTCTATAAGTTACACCAACTTAATTAACATATTCGGATAATTTCATAAAGTTATACCTTTACTACATTATACCATACTTTTACTTTTATTACTATGTTATACTATAACCTACTACTAAAAATGAATTAGTATTCAATACTAAAATATTGTAGAGATAACAACTTATCTAATAGATGTCTAAGGAGAGTTTTTTATGGTAAAAGGAATCATTACAGAGGAATGAAAATAAGAGAGGCTTGATTACCACACCCCTCTAACCAAATATCCACGATTCCTTTCTTTGAACTTTGGTTTGCCTTTTTGAAACATAGATAGAACACTTTGAAACACGGTGATAGTATAGAGAACCTTGATTTTCTTTATAGCTTCTAATGCTTCTTTTGATGAGTAACACTTTTTAGTTTTTGCTTGGTATATATTTCCGCCATCATCGGCATCAACGGGAACAACCATATATCTACCGACATTTTTACATTCGGAGAATATAATCTCAGGCTTTACACATTTGAACCAATCGTCGTAGTTATTCGTCATACTCCGAACCTCTCTTTATTGTCTATATACCACTTGATTGTTTCTTCAAATCTTGCTTCTATTGAAGGATAATCTGCTCCCCATTTCACACAATCCGCAAGAGCGTAAACTTTATCGTGTCCTTTTCTGTCCTCAACATACTTCAACGAGGAATCTATACCATTCTTGAATAGGATGCTGCGCCACTTCTCTACCCAAGTAATATTCGAATCAAGCTTCTGTGGAGCGGCTATATGACTTACTGCACCATACTCGCTCGGAGTATCTAAGATACTGGCTATTATCTTCACCGTATCCTTCACCGGAGTCCATTGGCGCATGTTTTTACCCTCACCATACACTCGGATAGGATCGCCAGCCAAACTGCGTAGAATCGACGCTGGAAGCATCTTCTCGGGGTGTTGCCATGGTCCAAACTGATTAGCCATACGAATGATTCTCAGGTTGAGTCCGAAGGTATGCTGGAGACTCATGAGAAGAGCGTCTTGAGCCACCTTGGAAGCTGAATAGGGGTTGCCTGGAGCGAATGGTGTGGTTGAACGGAACCATGCCTTTTCGTTATTGGCTGCTTCATAGTCTATATCACCATATACTTCATCAGTTGATATGTGAATATAATTGTCAATGTTAGTCAGCCCAAACTTCTTACAGATATTCGCTGGAAGCGAAGCATTCTGCTCATAGAGGCTGTATGGATCCTTTATGCTATTATCAACATGTGACGATGAAGCCAAATCAACAATATCAAATGTATCACCAATTTCATGGGGAATTTTTCGTGTTTGAAAGTCCTTTGAGTTTATGTCTGATTCTATATCTACAAACTTTATCTTAGCGGTGTCGAATAGCTTTGCTAAGTCGTAATAGTGTGATGTATTATACTCAGCAGCATATCCCTTCTTATCAACACTTATAACACTCTTATATCTTGAAAGAATGTCCTTTCTGTCAGCTATAAGATGTTCGAGTAAGTTTATTCCTATGAATCCGGCGCAGCCTGTCAATACTAAGTGTTTCATATAACCTCCTTGTATCCTTCGTTTTCAGGAGTTCCCTTTGGAACCCATTTAGATTGGAGCGTCTTTGGCTTTATCTTGTTTCTATCCAAGTAGCTTAGAATTTCAGCGAATTGATCAACTGATAAGCTTACTTGTAGAGTTGTTCTAAAATCTCCCGAATTCATATCTACTTCTTCCATAATGTCTCCTGTAAATGATAATAGCCAGCGGGGGCTTCCCACTGGCTATTATATCAGCATTCTGACTTACATCAATATCAGAACGGATCCTCTTCATCGAAGTTTATCTTGTCGATGTCGATTTCACCTTCGGCTGCGGCTGCTGCCTTAGCGGCTGGCTTTGCGGTAGCTTTGGCTGCTGCCTTTGCGGCAGGCTTCGCTTCTACCTTAGCCTCAACCTTTGGAGCAGGCTTCGGAGTTGGAGCCACATCCTGTTCAGCTTCCTCATTCAAGGCGACGGATTCAGCATCGTTCGCACGGGATACTTCGGTTTCACCCTCAGTGTCACGGGTTACGGTTTCTGGTGAAGCTTCGCCGTCAGGATCGGCACCACCAGCCATCTTGCGTCCCTCAAGGATAGCCTTCAACTCGTCATAGCCCTTACGCTTCTGTCCGAGAATAATCTTATTCAAGTCCTTGATTTGATCGTGGATAGCGTCAAGCTGCTCTTCATCTTCTACGATAGGCGATGGGCTACGGGCGAAGTCTGACGAGTCATAGTTAGCGTATCCACCGACTTGCTTGACAACTATGCTGAAGTCGAATCCGTTATTAGGATCCCAGAAGAACATCTTGTGCATCGTGAGGGCTTCACTGAGCTTGTCGAATATCTTGGTTCCGACTTCCCATACAAGAACCTTACCCGTCTGGTTTTCATCACCCTTGCGAGGATCTTCCTTGACGAGAATATTCATGTGCCAACGCTTCTTGCGCCAGTATGCTCTACCGACATCTTCCGATGCCTTGTCCTTCTTTGCGAACCAGAACTTTGCGTGTTCACAGATAGGACACTTAGCCCTGTCTCCCTCGTAGGTGTGAGGGCAGATTTGATAAGTGTTCTTGTCAGAACCCTTTGGCTTGAAAATATGGACTGAGTTTTGTATCCAAGGTTCCGATGCTCCACCGTCAACATGGACATGTGGTAGAATACGAATCTTGTAAATGGTTCTTGCTTCACCCTTTATCAGTGTAGGATTGAAGCGCCAATCGAAGGACTTCTTATCTTCCTTCTTAGCTCCAGCGTTCTTGGAAACTTCCAACTTCTTGCGAAGTTCCTCGAACTGATCTTTGCTGAATGATGCGAATTTAGCCATGTTTTTCTCCTTGCTTCTCTTGTTATTATCTTAGGATATTCTAGTTTTTCAATCGGCAGAATCGCCGCTTATAGGTTTCTTCTAAGATAGCTTATGAAGAGCGGAACACCCGCTCAACGAATGAATTTATACGCCAGACGACCCGAATCCGTTTGTTCCACGAATTGTATTTGTATTCAAAGTGCCCGTTAGCTCAAGCCGAACATCTGGAAGCTCTTTTATAACCATTTGAGCTATTTTATCTCCAACCTTTACTTTAAATAGCTCTGAAGAGGTATTCAATAATATAATCTTTATATTTCCTCGGAAATCAGGATCAATTGTTCCAGGAGAATTTACAATAGTTAATCCATTTTTTGCAGCCAATCCGCTTCTTGGGCGGATTTGCGCTTCCCATCCATTGTCAAGATGTAATACTATTCCAGTATCAATAACTTCACGTTCGCCAGCGGCTATTATGACTTCTTCTACACTATACAAATCAAACCCAGCGTCAGACGGATTATTTTTTGTTGGTAGCTTGGCGTCTTTATGATTTAGAAAAACTTTGAATGTAGGCATATTAGCCCTCTTTCTCTCTCATGCGGTGGAATGCTTCTTCTTTGATCTTTATTTTATTAGCAGCGTCTAGTTTATCAAACGCCTCTTTTTCGGACATGTTCATAGCCTGTCTAAGTTCCATAACGGCGTCAAATATATTCATTCCAAACTTGTCAACATAATAATTTACCATTTTGTTGTATCCAGACTTTACGATAGCATGGACTTTGTTTGGTGATATCTTATATAAGCTTGCTATTTCTTCATAAGTGAGTTGATCAGGTTTTGCGACTCTCATGGCTTTCCTCCATTCGGTTTAGCCGCAGTCCTGTTTTTATACTCATTTATGGCTTCTACAACAGCCTGCGTTTGTGCTTCGTTGGTTGATTGTTCTTCATCGACTATCCTCATGTGATCATAATCTACTGACATGATAAAGCTTTGTCCGTTACGGCTCCAGCGTGACTTGGCTACATTCCAATACATCTTGTTTTCCGTATCGGCGTTTTCGTCACGGCTAACCATAATCATCAAGTCTGCACCGTGAGCGATACCCATGGAGTCGGAAGTCTTTTCGAGTCCGACATGAGTTGTATTGTAGCCTTCTCTATTGACTTGAACGGCTGAAAATACTGGAATGTTATTCATCACACCGACTGCTCTAAGCTCTTCGGTAATCGTCTTCATCTTTCCATAAGTATTATCCGAGAAAGCCCTACCATTCGGAACCATGAGTCCGATGTAGTCAACGCAGATAAACTTCGGGCGGAATCCGCGCTTGAGTTGTAGCTCTCTAAGAAGAGCAGAGATACCATTGGCGTTGAGGAAGCCCGGAGGACATTCCTTGATGATGAATCTTCCAAATGGCTTGACGCTTGCATCTTCTTTACTTAGCTGCTCACGCTCCTTGCGCTTGCGTATGACTCTTTCCATAAGCTCATCAACATTACTTGACAAGTCACTCATCGCTATGTCTGAAAGGTTTGCGTCGATACGATTAGCAAGAACGTTTTGGTTGATTTCAAGGGTTATATACAACCCATCCATACCCTGTTCTATAAGCTTATAAGCTATATGTCCAAGAATAAGAGTCTTACCGACATTGGTAGCGGCTCCAAACATAATCAAAGACTTTGGACGCCAGCCTCCACCAATAGCCAAGTCCAACTTTTCGTGCCCCGAAGGTATGACAAGTGCGGGATTACGCAACTCTTCCATACGCTTTTCAAGATCCTCGAAGTAGTCAAGTCCCAAGTCCTCATCGAAGTGAATTTCACTTGCCTTGAGAACCATATTAGCTGCTGTTTCGGGATCACCCTTGTCAAGATGCTCAAGGCACTGAGTTAGAGCATGCGTGATACGCTGGATTCGGATGAATGTTTTTGATTCATCCTCAATCCACTGAGAAAAGTCTTCCTTCATCTCAAGCTGGCGGCATTCATTCAGACAATCAATTGACTCTTCCAGCTTTTCTTGATCTTCCTTCACCAGCTTCGGAAGCAGCGTTTTCATTAGCTGCTCCGTGGTTGGTACTCTATGATAGACAGTAAAGAATCTTTTTATACATAGAATCATTCTTCCAACTGGCGCTGCAAAGAACTTGGGTTCAAACTTATCAAGGTATTTGATAGCGAAGTTTGCGTCACTTAGTAGCGCATTTAGAATATATAGCTGTGTTTTATCTGACATGTGTCTCCTAATCTTTTGTTTATCGTATGAGTTATAAAAGATTAGTCAATCTTGGCTTCCTCCTTATCGGCTTTACTCTCGTCTCCCATATCTTTGATAGCTTCTTCACCATAGGAAGAATACTGGAGTTCGTCACTTACGCTCTTGTCAAGCTCTGGAATGATAGCATCCCAAACTTCAGCGGTGTAAAGATCTTTTGTCCACACCGACTTGCCCGAATGCTTGATGTTCCAACGATTACCAGCCTTTTCGATGAATCCGTGGCGAACAGCGTCTTCAAGAAGTCCGTGGTAAGGAAGTAAACCTTCCTTGAAGTTGATGAAGGCTTCTGCCGACATGCCTTCTGGAACGAAGCGGTTCTTCATGGTTGTGAATACCATGCGGTTTCCAACCTTTACCTTCTCGGTAATGTTGTCAAGCTCATTCTTCTGCTCGTCCTTGATAGCATACTTCTTGATACCAACCATATAGGATACCATATAGATGAATCCGTTTCCGCCCTTTGGAATTTCGATTGGCGGAATCTTTGGGTTAGCTCCTGGCTTCTCGTAGCTATGGTTGGTTATAAGCATTGCGGCATTGTTGTTTGCAATGACTTTTTGGAGTATTCTGGAAGCGGCTGAATACTGCTTGGCTCTCAATCCCATGTCCTGTGCGATATCACCTTCGGCGGTGTCTGCGATTTCCTTTTCGGTGAGAAGGTTGGCGAGCGAGTCAGTAACGACAAGCCACTTTTGATCTGGATTCTCAGCGTGGAGGGCTGGAAGCATATTCGCTATATCAGTCTTCCATTCATTGATGGTTGTAACTGCTGGATATGCTACCTGTGAGGCGTCGATTCCAGAGCGTTCCAAGTCATCCTTGGAGTAAGCGTTTTCGGTATCATATATAATGACACCATAGCCTTCCTTTTGCGCTTCACGAATGACATTCTTACAAACATATGTCTTACCGACGCCGGGAAGTCCGACGAGTCCAGTAAGTCTTCCGTGAGCTATACCCTTGTAATACGAACCTGAAAGTATTCTATTGAGGGCGTAGCATCCAGTTGATATAAACGAATCTACATTAGGTAGCTGCGCCTCATCAAACATCTCCAATCTGGAATTCTTCGTATTGGATGCATATGTCTTGAAGAGAGAGCGGACATCTACTTTAGTTTCTTTTTTAGCCTTAGCCATGTTTTCTCCTTACTGGTATATAGCTATTGTATGCATTTCGAAAATATATCAATACATATATAAATAGGAGTTGAGGGCGTACCAACCCGTGAGGCTTTTAGCATGTTTTTTTGCGAAGGGGCTTGAGAAAGTGTTTTTTGTTAGGACGAAGATAGACAGCACGCCCTGGCTCATACGCTATATTCTCGTTGGTACGCCCTCAATTTTTTACCAGTTGAAGATGCCCTTCATATCATGGCAGTCCAAGTCTGGAAGACTCCAGTTGAGAATGCGGAAGAAGTCTTCAATGGGGCTGATAGCCGCTCTGTGGAACTGCTCACGACGATTGATGTTGTCTTCAACGCCAAGCTCAGATACCCACTTATCCTTCCATCCGAATATGTCATACTTCCAATCATTTGAAGTCTTGGTGTAGACATACTTCATCTTGTCACCATTGTATATCATGTCATACTTACGCTTCAGATTTGGATTCTCAGCCAACATCTGGTTGTAAAGAATAGCCGCTCTGACATGCATAGGCGTTGACTTGAATTTTCCGTCTTCCTTCAACTTCTGGACATACTTCTTGATATCCTTTACTGACGAAGGAAATGCTATTTCTTCCGGCTTTGCCGTGAGGAAATTGTCATACATCTTATTCAACTCACCAACCGTATAGTCTCTGTCAAGCTTGACGAGAATATTCTTGATGATGCTCTTAAGTTCGGTTCTGACGAGCGGCGGCGTTGACGAGCGAACCACATCAATACCGACAACCTTGAGTCTCTTCTTCTCTTCCAACTCGACGCCTTCCGAATTGAGAACCCACATAACATAATGCTTCTTAGCCTCAAGGAATATAGCTCTGGACGCTACAGATTCTCTCTTGAAGTGAATAAGATTCTCAGGAGTATTCAAATGCCCAAGCGTCAATGACTTCATAGCCTTGTTGATGATGTCTGAAACGAAGTTTTGAATGGAGTCAGCATTCTCTTCAAGCTTCTCTCTTTCGTCTTTTGAGAGCTTGTCGTAGAATTCAGCGTTTGTTTTATCCTCACCGAATATGATGTAATTCTTTACAGCTTCATCATTCTTACCCTCATATTCATATCCAAACGACTTGAGTATGCGTCCGAATGATATGTAAAGCGAGTCGGTGTCTCCGTAGATGATGGTGTTGTCAATTGGCTTGTTAGTTTCACCAAGACGATACTTCTTGTTGTTTATCCAAGCATCAGACTTGAAGAATCCGTCGATTGCCGAAATACAAGTTGTGGTTATGGCTCTACCCGTCATGGTAACGGCTACAGCGTTGTCCCAATCGAAGAATCTGGAGTGAGGCGTTCCAAGATATCCATAAACGGAGTTGATAAGAATCTTGAAGTTATGCTGCAATCCGTCATATTCTGAAGCCTTGGCTTCATCGTGAGCGTCCTTAGCCTTCAACATCTTCTTCTTGTAGTCCTTGCGCTTATTGAACCATTCCTTTACGAATCTTCCAATAATACCCTGAACATCAGTCCTGTAGATGGCTCCGTTGGCTGCGAGACACCAATTCTTATCCTTGATAAGATCGCCCAACTCATTGATAGTCATGCGCTGCTTGAGAATGGTGACTTCATCATCACACTCAACGCCTCTTGACATATACTTCATGAGTGGCTTGACATGCTTGCTGTCAATAACGCATATCTTTGTTTCAGGGCTTATGTTCCAACCCATCATGATAGACGGGTATAGCGATGTGGCGTCGAATGACAATACCCACTCATGAAGAGCGGCTTCTGGATGTTTGACGAATCCGCCAGGATACTTCTCCTTCTTCAACTTCATCTCTTCAACAATCTTGCGGTTGACATCGGGAAGAACAATCTTTTCTTCTGCGAGCTTCGAAAGGAACGCCCCGTCGAGAACCTTGGTTGTCTTGACATAATGCTCGAACGGAACTCTGCACCCGTAACAAAAAGTTACGAGAAGATTTAGGAATTTCTTTTTAGCATCAAGCTTTCTCAAAAGACGAACGTCCTGCACATTATATTCGACATACTTCTGCCAGTCTTTATACAAGTCTGCTAATGAACCGTCGAATTCAACCTTTGACTCACCAAGCTCCAATTGAGCTATGTGCCCGAGCTTCCACGATTCCTGCTCAGAGAAAGTGTAGTTCTGAAATACCTCCATGTAGTCAAGAAGGTTGATTCCAGCTATCTCATACTTGATTTCAAAGTTATATTCATCAATAGGTGTACGACGATTACGGATAACGCCGATTGGTGACAAGTCAGCGGCTCCGTCTTCCATCGTGTAGCCTTTTTCGTTTTCCGTATAACCGAATAGCTTTCTGGCTCTATTGATGATGTACGGAATGTCATATCCGTTAGAGTTCCAACCAGACATGATATCTGGATGTTCGTTACGAACCCACGCCATATACTCCTTGAGCATATCCTCTTCTTTATCGAAGATGAATTTCTCACACTTCTCACCGACAGTGGTTATGAAAGACTCATCAAAGTCCTTCTCAGCGAAGATGAAGAACTTCTCATGCTTGGTTGACCATGTTGTGATGATGGTGATGGGAGAGTTGGCGTCCTCTGGACGAGGGAATCCGACTTCCGAGTGAACCTCAATATCAAGGAAATGGACATCAAACTTAGGAACCTTGAGTTCCATTCCAAGATAGTTTGATATGACGAATTTTGTTTCAATCGATACATCGGATTCGAATGTCTGTATGCCCCATTCACGGTATCTCTCTATAGCGTCTTTGTACTTGCGCCAAGAAGTAAATTCAACACGCTTTGCCGGATCGCCAAAGATAGTCTTGTATTCCGAATCTTTATTATTCGTGTCTTTGACATAGAAGAACAGAGGGGCTGGATTCTTCGATAGAATCTTCCTACCATTCTCATATTCCCAGCAGTATACTTCGGAATCAAGCGGCGAAAAATAGATGGATGAATACATTTATACCTCTGGCTTAAGTATACCAGAGTCCTACCGTAATTCAATATAGACAATATTCTGTAAAATACAAAATCAATCTGACTTTTTCTTACCAGTTCTGTCAAATTTTTCTACGGCAGTAAGGTATCTGTTTAGCGCATCTCTACCTTCGTCAAGAAGTTTTAAGTGCTTATCCTTGCTGCCCCTTTCATTCTCAAATTCAAGAAGCTCTCTAAGGTAGTCGAACTTTTCATACGCCTCTATGAGATTCTTTTGTAATTTGCTCATGCGTAAACCTTTCTATATAAACCGATGTTGCTTTCGTTTTCAAGCCAACGCTTACTTAGCTCAAGCTGCCCAGCCTCAAGGTGTTTCTTGGCTTCTTCCGGGTTCTTATACCAGTCCATGATAGCGGAATACCAAGCATCAGCGTTGTTGTCAAGTGTCTTCAACCCAGGTATCAAGTCGTAAGGACCGCGCTTGTTTCCTATTGATGAGGCGATGGTAGGAAGTCCCAAAGCCGAGTATTCAAGTATCTTCAAGTCAGATTTAGCCAAATTGAATTCGTTGTCAACTATAGGAGCTAGAGCCATGTCAGCGTCAACTGAATCAAGGGCTTGGGCGTAATCATAAACATTAGCCCATTCATGGAATTCTACCATTCCCTGAAGCTCTGGAGGCTGTACGCCGAAGAATACCCACTGAATATCGTTGAGTGTCCTCTTTATAAGCGGCATAAGGAATTCTAAGTCGCCACCCTTGCCTAAGTGAGAAGCACTGCCAGCCCACAGGACACGGGGGCGTCCTCTCTTATCTTTACGAGCCTTATCCCTCTTACCACATGAACCCCATAGATACTTTGGAAGGAAATTAGGAATAACTACTGAGTTGTTTATCTGATAGTTATTCTGGTAATATTCTTTCAGATATCCAGTCGAGAAAGTAACCTTATCCATCATTCTGAATATATCTACGAGGTTATTCTTTCTTGAAGGGGTATAAAATTGATATGCGAGAATGTTGTTAGCCGCAATTCCGTGAACCAAGTCGTCCAACTCATACACCATTTTAGCTTTTGAGCCGCATTTGTTTATTTGGTAACGATACTGCATCATCAGTTCTTTTTGCTTTTGAGTGACTTGACGCTGGAATCGTATATACGAGGCTCTACGAACATAATTCAAGTCGAAGTGATATGCATAAAACTCCGAAAGGTGATATTCAGGGTATTTTACGCACATATATCTAAGAGGTATGAAAGTCCTATAGAATCCACAACCGTTCTTATCGGATGGATACACTATAATCGACTTAGGTTCTGGCTTGGACATCTTCATTCCCCCCCATATGGTTATATAATTTAGTGGTACAATCATTATAGTTGAATATAATATTTTCTAAAGGAGCAATATGGAAAAGAAAAAGAGAACCATCCGTAAGCGTAACCCTGTTGCCGATCAGTCTAGGTACTATATCGACAAGGACGAGTATACTTCGGAGCTTATCAAGTATAAGAAGTCTGGTAAAGCCTCTGAGCGACTTGGAGAATTATTTACCATCCATGTTGATAGATATGCTACCTCGTTATCTTTCAAGAAATACACTTATCTTGACGAGATGAAGTCTCAAGCGAAGTTATTCCTTTTGAAGTATTCTACCTCTTTTGATCCGAATTATGCGGCTAAGAATGGTAAGAAAATGAATGCATTCGCATACTGCACAAGTATCATATACAACGCATTCTTACAAGTTATACAGAGAGAAAAGAAGCATTCGGCATTGAAGGATAAGCTCATCAAGAATGCTGATAAGATAAACCATGAACTTGAGAAATTCAACATCTTGAATCAGATAACTATTGATGATTGAAGCGAATATCGTAAAATAAGTTATACGGAGACAGGATGAGCCATAAAATACTCATGATATCCGACATCCATTTTGGATGCCGTGGTAATAGCGAAAAGTATCTAACTATCATCAAGGACTTCTTCACTGCTACACTTGTGAAGGCTATTGATGATAATAAGATAACCGATGTTCGCATACTCGGTGACTTGTTTGATAACAGAAACACTCTAAATGTAAGAACCATGAATACCGTCATGGAAGTCTTCAGGTGGTATGCTACAAATAAACAAGATGTAAAATTCAAGGTGCTTTTAGGCAACCACGACATTTACTACCACAATAGAACCGACATAAATTCTATTGAATGTCTTAGACATATGGGTAATGTAGAGATTATTGATAAGCTTGAGATAGAAACCATAAATGGTAAGAAGATTGTTATGGTTCCGTGGCTTATCCATGAGTCTGAAACATATCAGAAGTTTATGCACCTTGCTTCTAGTGAAGAGAAGTTTGATTTGCTTTTAGGACACTTTGAAGCCCGTGGATTTGAGGTTACGCCTGGGGTGGTTGATACATCTGGACTTGAATCAAATATATTCCATAACTTCGTAAAGGTGTTCTCTGGACATTATCACATTAGAGACACCCGTGGTAATATGTCTTATCTAGGTTGCCCTTACCAGTTGACATGGGGTGACTATGGTAACGATAAAGGTATCCATATCTATGATGTGGACACTGGTGAAACAACCTTTATAAAAAATAACGATAGTCCTGAGCATTTGAAAATAATAATGTCATCGCTTGCTGATGGTGAAAGAGACTGCTTGAAGAAGGTAAAGAATAATGTTATACGACTTGTCATTGATAAGAAGTATAAGGATTCCGTCATTCTCAAAGTTGTGTCCGCTCTTGAAGCACTACAACCATTCAAGCTGGACATCGACAATCAATACATTGAAGAAACGGTTGACGCTGATTCCATGAAAGAGGTTGATATCTCTCGACTGAGCGATCCGTTGTCATTCCTTCTTGAGTATATAAAAGTCATTGAGCTTCCGTCTGACTCTGAGATATCTTTCGATAAGAAAGAGTTGACGAGAAGAGTGTCAGAGTTATATCAAAAGATACTCAAAGAAAAAGACTAAAATTGTTATAACTCTTGATTTTTAGGACTTTTCTGCTAAAATGTAGAAAAGATCGGGAGATATTTCAATGAAGATAATATTCGAAAGAGTCCGTATAAAGAATTTTCTTTCGTTCGGAAACAACGAGACTATTTTTGACTACCAAAAAGGTATAAATGTTGTTACGGGTATTATCGAAGGCTCTACCAAGAGGAATGGGGTTGGTAAGTCAACCTTACTCGTAGACTCACTCTCGTTTGCTCTCTATGGGCGTCCCCTGCGTGGCGATGCACACATCAATAAAGAGAATTTGATAAATGATGTCAATGGTAGAGAGTGTTCCGTATCTGTTGACTTTAGAATTGACAAGGACGAATACACTGTAACGAGAACCATAAAACCGAATGGCTTGACTATAAAGCACAATGGGCAGGATGTCAAGTTTGACTCCATGAAGAATACTCAGGAGTGGTTGATAAACAAGATTGGTATTAGTCACACTTGCTTCTCCAATATCCTTGTATTGAATGTCAATTCTTCTCAGCCGTTCCTTGCTATGGATGCTGCTTTGAAGCGTGAAGTTATTGAAGATGTCCTTTCTCTGAATATATATGGTAGAATGGCTGAGTCTGCTAAGAATATACATCTATCATCAAAGGGTGATAAGAGTATAGCCGAAACTGAATTGAAGTCATATCTAAAGCAGCTTCAAGTAGCTGACGAGAGCTTGAAGTCTCTCAAAGAGAAGCAGGATAAGTTTGACGAAGAGAAGCGTAATAATTGTCAAGATATAGAAAATGATATAAAAACTTTACAAACTAAATTCGATTCCATAGTAATTGACGAAACCGATTATGCGTCACATCTTCAGGCAGCTAAAACTGCTTTGACTAACATTGATTCTAAGATATTACTTCTTGTAAAAAAGGAAGCCGAGTATAAGAAAGACATGAAGAATGCTTCAGATATGCTCAAGAATCTGGAGCACGAAACTACATGCCCCACATGCAGAACCGTATTAGCTGACAGTCCTCTGGCTCAGAAATTTATGCAGGAGTGTCGTGATACAGTTGAAACATGTAGGAATAATCTAAATGATATAGCTTCCAAGAAAGAAGCTGGGCAGAAAGCTCGTCAATCCAAAATAGATGATATATCTTCACTTGAAGAGAAGATAAAGAGTATAACTTCATTGAAGAATAGAAAAGATATTATCCAAAGTCAAATAGATTCTAAGAAGCTGGAGCTATCTAAAGAGCAGTCGAGGACACTTGACTTGGGATCGGTAATATCCGAAGATAAGTATCAAGAATACAAGAATGCTGTTAAGAAAGCTGAAACAAAGATGTCGGATTCCATAAAAACTTTCGAATACTCCAAGCTGATTCGTAATATGCTTGGTGAAGATGGTGTTAGAAAGTTTGTCTTGTCTAAGATAATGCCTTTCTTCAATACTAAGATAAACCACTACCTCAAAATAATGGGTAGTGACTATTCATTGGTGTTTGATAATAATCTTGTTGAAAAGGTTATTACCAGAACAAGAGAAGTCAGAGACTATAATAACTTCTCATCCGGTGAAAAGAAGCGTATAGACTTGTCTATTCTTCTAGCTCTCATGGATATAGCTAAGGTTCAAAACTCGGTAGATACGAATATATTGGTTCTGGACGAGGTTCTTGATACATCTATGGACAATGAAGGTGTCGAAAGCTTCCTCTTCTTCTTGAAGAATGGATTCAAGCAGCTATATGGTGATAAGTGCATCTATATAATCACGCATCGAAACGACATATCAGCGGACACGTTCGATAGAATAGTAGCTTTGAAAAAGACTAAGAATTTCACTATCATAGATAAGATAGTTGAAATGCAGCCTTGATATAAAACTAACTTTATACAAACAGAGTTACCAGCGGCAGAATTGCTTGCTGGTAATTTATCTTCGTTCCACCAGAAAACCCATTGGCTTTAGCCGATGGGATGAATGGTGGCTACTTAAAAAAACTTGATATAATTTAAGGATGTGTTATAATACTTTATGGGCTGGTAAGAGAGTTGTTGAAGTTAATCCAGCATATACATCACAAGTATGTAGTAAATGTGGAGCAATAGTCAAGAAAGAACTTGAAGAACGAGAACATAACTGTCCGCATTGTGGATTAGTGTGTAACCGTGATTTAAACGCTTCACTAAATATTTTAAGAGTCGGAATGGACTCTTTAAGTAACTGCAAAGTTACTTT